GTTTTGTCATCTGAAAAAGTTAAAATTAGTTTCCCAGCGTTGTCCTGACCTTGAAACTTAGATGCAATGCTTTGTTCTATTTGTCTACGTTCTTCAGCCGTCAGGCACTCCATTAGAAAAATTTATCATAAAAGATCCACTGAATCCTGAGCTTATTGCGTTGAGGTGGTACTCAGAAATTCTGGCATCTATCAAACTCCAATTTGTGCAAGACACCCAATCACTAGTATAATACGAGTTCATATTAGGACTGTAAAGACCTGAGTACATTATTTGATTTGCTGATGTTCTATCATTAGAATTAAAAGCAGGAACATAATAAGGCTTATGTTGTCTAGTGTTACTCCAATCTGTAGATATATAATAACCTGGTGTCTTACCAAATTCATCAGGTCTAGCGCATCTGATTTTCTCAACTGCTACGTGATAGATTTCAGCAATCTGAGTTCTGTCTTTAGACCACACTATATTAAGAGCAAATGCGCCTTGTAATTTAAAGTCAAAAGATAATTTCTTAATCACTTCATGTAAACTTTCATTTCCATTTGCTCTATTAATAAAGTTTTGCAATTTTACTCGAGCTTCTAATTCTCTATCATCTTCATCTTTTATTACTAAAGCTTCTCCTGCAATCATTTCACTAGTTGCATTAATAATCGCTGCTGTTATACTACTAGAATAATATAAGTCTATAAGAAATTGTGGATAGAGGTTGCGCCATTCGTCTGTTCCGTACTCAATGTAATCCTTTCCCCTTACTTCTTGTACAACTGGTGCAGTGCTAGTTTCTAAATTAATATTAATAATGTTGTCTTTCATTTTATTCTATGTTTGTCCATTCTGCTGTCTGCATTATTGCAAGTATTTCTGAATGATTATATTGTTGTAAACCTACTAAAAAAGAAGGAGTTTCACCAACAAATTTTAAAACTGTTTTTGTTCCATCTATTGACAACCTTAAAGTGTCTTGACTATTTTCAACAACTTCTGCAAAGTTAATACTTGCAACATTTGTCATATTGTAAATTACATAAATCATATTATTTTTTTTAAGGAACTACTGTTTCTATATCAGCTGCTATCATATCAGTCATTGTTCCATCATTTTCATTAACACTATTATCAATTAGTGTAGGGAATGATGCTTGACCATTAGGGTCTCCCATTCTCCACCAACCCTGCAACCCAACTATTGCTGATATATCACCTGGTGATCCGTCGTTGTATATACTTGTATAATCATCAACTGTCAAAGATGTATTAAATATAGCTACTTCATCTATATTGCCTTCAAAAAAATTAGAAGCTGATGTTGGTGATGCTGAATCTGCACCAATAAAAACTGGAACTGGTGATGGATGGTACACAATTGTTGCTGAAGGACAGCCTATGCCATCAACTGTACCAGTACTTAATGTATTGTATCTCAGTGAAGCTCTACCATTTTCATATCGAGCAACAACATTTACCCATTCAGGTAGTGCTTCTGTTTGTACATATCCTACTTCAGCTGTTAAATACTGCGCACTACCACTACAAGCAGGGTCTATATCAGAAACTCTAATTCTAAATCTTAAATAAGAATTTCCTCCCTGTTTAGTTAAATAAACACCCCAACCTCCTGACTTTACGCATCCTATCATAAATTGCTCTACTCCAAAAGGTACTTGTGTCCATGAGCTTGGTCGCACCCAAAAAGACACTGTTAAAGCAGATTCAGGTCTTAAAAGAGCAGAATCTTCTATGCGAACATGAGCATCTATACCATCAAACAAGCATGAATATTTACTAAATGCTCCACCTATGCTGCCTGATGAACACAAACTTTGTCCAAGTCTTAATATTTTCATTATAGTGGTTGCTCGTAATAACAAATTGCCAATCCACTTGCTAGTTCAATAGCAGTTACATTTAAAAATAATGTAGTTCCTGCTGCCATAGTCGTGTGTAGACTAGAAGCTGCACTACCTGTTCCTGTTTGTATATTCGATGCTTCTATTGAACTGATTAAGCTGTCAGTTACGAAATGAACTGCATAATAATTTTTGCTTGACATCGCAGTTGTGGTGATTACATCACATCGATGTTTACCTAATTGCTCTGATAAGAGTTGTTGTACGTTTTCTATTGCCATTTTTTTTTGTTTTTTTATCCTGTGTAAATATAATTTGTTTTATTTATACTTCCTATTAGTTGTGCGCCAGTTCCTGCTGGATTGCTTAAAATTATTTGTGGTGTTGATGTATAACCATTTCCACTATTAGTTATTGTTACAGAATTAACAGTGCCTAAGCCATCTATTGTACAAGTTGCAGTTGCTGTTGTTATTACATTACCTCCACCCAAAATTGTTATAGTTGGTGCTGTTAAATAACCTAATCCTCCATCTATTATTGTTATAGATTCTAAAGATTTGCCATTTTGAGAATAAGTTACTTGTTCAGTCCCTGCTTTTTCTGCTACATACATTTTTCCTTTAGTCACCAACCCCATGACTACTCCATTACTAGATATATCATTTAAAACTGCTTTTTCTGTTGCAGGCGCTGTTGTTGCACTAAGAACAACTGGGTCTGTTTTCCATTTAATTTCATAAAGTTCATATTTCCAATAGCCAGCAGGCTTTAAGTCTATTAGACCTGTAAATACATTAGGCGTAGCATTATAATCATATGTAAGTTTAGTGAATCTATTGTTTACAGTTTCAGTTTTAGCATAAGAATATTGAACCGAACCATCAGTATCATTAGTAAATTTAATCAAATGCCTAATTAATACAATATCAGTAATAGTATCAATTCTATTATCTTCAGTTTGTAGGTATGCAGTAAGATTAGATTCTGTTGTAGCTTGTATCATATATAATATAATAGAAAAAGTCCTTTTTTATTTGGTATAAAAGAAAAGAGGGCTATAAAGCCCTCTAATCAAGAATATATGAAAATTACCAATAAGATTAACTTACTTCTATTGTTCCAAATGTAAATGCTGCATTATCAAAAGGATCAGCTGTATAATCGGCTACCATTGCAAATGGTAAAGCTTCCAAACCACTGAAGTTGAGAGTGTAGCCGTTCCTGTCACCCCAAGCTGCACCACTATCCATAGTACCTGAGTCAAGTGACATTCCATTTACTGAACCCATACCGACTATTACATTATTTCCATTTGATAGCTGTTGATTTAATTCAGCAAAAATTATAGTCTTAGTTTGTCCTAATAATTTTATTTGATTTTGATCTTCTTTTGTTAATCTATTTAATATAATAGATGCCGTAGGAGCGTAGTAAATAGTCCCGTTTTCTAAAGAACCTACGATTGTATCTGAAATAGATGCAACACCTAATGGCATAGTATATCTATATAAATCATTTGTACCCATTTCTAGGTCTGTTATTTCTCCTGCTGTTTGAGGGATTGCTGATACTTCGTCAAGAACGGCAAAATAAATATTTTTTATTCCACCACTGATTCTATTACAATCAAGGCCTCGCCCTTTAGTTAGTGCCGTACACGCCATAATTTTTTATTTTTTAAAGGTTAAAGGAGCAAGGGTTTTTACACCCCTGCTTCTATTAAATTTGTTATTATGATACAAGTACGCAATCAGCTCCAACTCCTGTTTGTGTTCCTGCTGAGTAACGAGCAACAACTCTCATGTTATCACTTCCATCCAAGTTAGCCATATCTAACATTTGGATTCTAGTAGAATCTGAAAGTAAATCTGTACCAAAAAATAATGAACTTTTACGAGCTACAACAATTGCTGCATTTTGTAAACCATTACAAACTGCGATTTTGTAACCATTTATTCTCGGCTCATAATCACCACCCATATTGTAAGCATTAATATAACCAAGTGTAGATACTGCTTGAATATATAGTTGGTAATTTTTTTGATTAACATATACATATACATCATCTTTCCCCATAATACCTGTCGGCATAGCATCTAAGCCTACCTCCATATCAGCTATAATTGTACCTGCTGTTGGTGCAACACCTGCTCCACCTGTCAAAACTCCTTGTATTACAGTTGCATCATTACCTGCTCTTAACCAACCAGTAGCTCCTGCTCCTGTGAATCCGATAAACTCACCAGCAGCATTTTGAGTACCTGCCCATATATTAGTCTCAACATTGTTTGAGATAACTTCTCCTAAATAAGAGATAACATAATCCTCAAAAGATACTGGAGGTGGAGCGCCTGCTCCTGCTCTCATTTGTAAAGCTTCCCAGCTATCTAAGAGCACAGACTTGCAAAGCTGCAAATTAACTTGTAGATTAGCTGGTTCTAGTACCTTTTCTGTTAAATCAAGATCACCTGAATTAACAAAGTCACAACCTGCTGCTGTAACAACACCTCCACCTGCTGCATCAGCATTTAAAGACATTTGTTGTATGTTAGATTTAAACTTAATGTTTTCAATCATTGTTAAGTACTCTAGTGAATTGGTTTGAGCCAAAGCTGCACTTATGTAGAATCCTGCTGCTTTTCCCTCGAAATTTGATGTTGTAGTAAACGCCATTTTTTTGTATTTTAATTATTAATTTTTATTTATTTAAATCGTGCAAGAATTTATCTTTACTAGACAACCTTGCGTATTCTCTTTTTGATAACACAGATCTTTCTGAGCTAAATTTGTTCGTGTTAATCGGTGTGTCAGCAGGACTAGCTGCTAGTTCAGTTTTTAGTTTTTCGTTTTCAGCTTTAAGTTTTTCTAACTCATCTTCTGCTGAAAATTCAACTACTTCTGTTGTTTTGATAGTCTTAGGATTAGTAGTTGGTTCAACAACTTCTTCAGCCATTTCTTCTGCTTCTGAATCACCTTCTCCTAGCCTTGCTTTAATGTCAGCGATAGCATCCATTAAGTTATCAACTTTGTCTTTCATTTCTTC